GCTATTCCTAAATGTTGCATTACTGCTGTGAGTTGTCTGTGCTGTGAAAAGCCAGAATCCTGTGCATCAAAGTGCAACGTTGTTGCCGAGGGTGCGGACTGATTTTGGTAAATAAATCTGACAGGGTTATATTATTGCGGCGCGTCCGATAATCCCCCGTGGCCCCACCACCGAAAACAAACGTTTGTTTATATCAACGATCGTTTACATTGGCACGCCCTATGTCACACGTTTGATTGAATCAAGCGTTTGAATGCATCAGGGCTGATTCCAGCGGATCCCGGATCCGTTCCCCGTGGAACATCAACGACCGTTTACGTTGTTGCCCTCAATATCAACGATCGTTTACACTCTATGCCTCTGGTAGGGTGTTTTCATGCTCTTATAAGTCGTTATACTGCAACGACTTGCAACCAATGTAAACAGCCCTAGAAACGCCCTAGAACGCCACCTGACGCCCTCCAATACTGCCCGTACTCTACCCCTCAGAAACCATTCAAACGATTTCCCGCGTAAGTCGTTATATTGCAGGTACTTACGTTGTGGATAACTTTATTTGAATCATAAGTCTATACGCTTCAAGTACTTATGAGATAACTTCATTTAATTCACTATAATATCGAATGAAGCTATTGCATTCCCTTGAATATTGAAGATACTAGAACTGTACTCTTTGACAAGTGAATACCCGCCATCCGCCACCATCCGCGCCACCGGGATGGGCTAGGCAACGATGCCAGCCGAACCGCTCCCGCCTTGATCCGCTTCAGCCGATCCCGCCGACGAGCCAACTAGACTGACCATCGGGGTGAGATTTCCATCATGATCCTTGCCGATCCGATACGCGCAGACTATCAACAAGGACGATGAACCAATTAGACTGGCCTACATTTGAGAAAGTGTAGGATCTAGACTCCAGTCCGCTTGTCACGCCGATTCTGAAGAATCCGCCGGTGCCAGCGTAGAACGTCGAACGGTGCAGGAACTAGCAGGAATCGAGCCGTCATATCGTCATAGCAAGCGATCCACGGACAATCGCATCCACCGATAAAAACCCTACGCCATGCGCGGGGGGCCATGAAAGGGTAGGAGCTAGACAATACAAATGAGACACTCAAGCCGCCATGGTCCGTGAAATTATCGGGCCATGGCGTTTCACTCGTCTAGTATGGCGGGTTTTCAAATCGTACTTCTGAAAGGGTACAACAATGTCAAACGCTACTATTATCGCTCCCGCTCCCGCAACGTCCGCCGATCTTTCAAAGTGGATCCTCGGGGCAAGGAACGCCGTGAAGGCTTACAAGGCTTCACTGTCCATCGAAATGCTGTTCGGTGAAATCGATCTGGAACCGCTCAATGATGCGCGGCTGGCTCTGGGCACGTTGCGGGAATTTGGTGAAGCTAATCCGGGTGTCCGCACGGCTCTCGAAACCGAGGACGGCACGTTGTCCGTGAACGGCATCGATGCATGGGAGGCCATCGTGGCCGGGTGTGGCATCAAGGGCGGAACGTCGAAGATCCGCAAGGGCAAGATGTCCAACGTCAAGGCAGCGGGCAAGGCTATCATGTCCAACAAGGGCTGAGGCTAGGCTAGGGGAATTCAACTCAACCCGTCATCCCGTGAAAAGGATGGCGGGTTTTCTCATGTCAACACCAACTGAAAGGAATGACCATGCGGAAGAATCATGATGATGGTAACGCTGTCGGTATCTGCACGGTGGCGTGGCTCAGTGCAGAGGAACTGGCGGACAACATCGAGGGCGGTGACCCGAGTGAGTGTGTCGCTGGGTATTACTGGTGGGATGGTGGCCGCGATCTGAAGGCTACCACGTTCACTGCACAAGGACCATACGAGACAAGGCAGGCGGCTGTCGCTGACGCTGTTGAATATGACAGCATGTAAACATCAACTGAAAGGAATGACCATGCGTGATTATGAAGTGAGAAAGGACGGCCCACTGTGGGCTGTCATCAACGTGCTGACGGGTGAATCGGAGCCGGGCATGGGTGACTACAGAAACCGCAAGTCTGCTGAAGACGCAGCGGACAATCTCAATGACGCACAAGATGCGTTGCTTGATGTGTTTGAGGGCAAGGATGCCGTGCGTCCTGTACTCAATGTGATGGGTTAGTGGAGCATTGAATGGAGAAGATTATTGATAACTATGGACGTGGCTATGTTGAACGGAATTTCAAACCAACAAGAAAGGACTATGACATGAGCGACGACAGAAAGTACAGCGTGCGCATTGATGTGGATGGTACGAATATGAGGCACGTTGAGTATTTTCCCACGTACCTGCAAGCGATGCAGGCAGGGGAGCGATGGAGGAAGTGGCTACGCATGGGCATCACGGATGGGCTCATCGAAGAGTTCACCGTGTCCGTGTGGGAGTACACCGACCACGAGTTCTCCAACCCGTGGACCAAGCGACTTGAGCGAACTGAGCGTAGAAAACAGACAGGAGATATCACATGATAGTCACAACAGTGGCAGCACTATTGCTGTCGATGACCCCACTTCACAAGGCCATCCATCAAGTAGAATCCTCGGGTCGTACTGGCTCGGGGATTGTTGGTGATGGGGGCAACGCCATCGGTCCATTGCAGATCTGGAAAGCATGCTGGACTGATGCAGTGCAGTACGATCCATCCATCGGTGGTACGTATCAAGACTGCAATGACCTTGAGTATTCATGTAAGATCTTTGATGCCTACGTGGCCCGGTATGCAACCGAGCGTAGGTTGAAGCGTGTACCCACCGATGAGGATCGGGCACGTATCTGGAACGGTGGACCTAATGGGTACAAGAAGAAGGCCACCATTAAATACTGGAAGAAAGTAAAGGAGCAACTCAATGGGTGAAATGGAACGTGTGGTTGTGGTGAATAGTGGACTGCTGAAGTTGCAGCGTCCTGTACGTAACAAGGATGGATTTGTTGTCGGGTATGACCCTGACACCCATGGCATTGAGGAGATCAACCTCAATGCGGAACTCGATTCTATGCAGATTCACATCACGTTTGATGATGGTGAAGAGTGGATATTTGAAAGGACTAACTGATGACTGAAGTAATGACTCAAGTAAGAGTATGGGATGATGGCAGCCAGTCATGGGAAAGTGGCTGGTTGTTGGTGTCTACTGATGAAGAGGCAGGTACTGCTGTGGTCAAGGAAGAACATGAAGTCCTTCCTGAAACACGTACCGTTGACTGGGATGACTTCACAACTATTGAAAGGACTAACTGATGATTAAGATGACTGAAATACAGGAGAAGGTACTCGACGAACTCAAGCAGCGATGGGACAACGTGGGTGAACCATACTCACTACCATGTGATGACTGTGTGATGGTCGTGGTGAGCAGCAACAGAACAGGTATGAAGATGACTCTCGGTATTGAGACCGATGGTTACTGTCACTCTTGAAAGGAGAGACTCAATGAAATTCTACACTGACACTCAAAGGGAGTCGGATCCACATGCCCTGCCGGATGCAGAGGTGTTCCACTCTAGTGCATATGGGCATGATGTTGAGGGGTATGATGACGGCTACTATTGGTGGCCCTGCTCACCCGGTTGCTTGCCCGATGGTGATCCGATTGGACCGTTTGATACTGAACAAGAAGCTATTGATGATGCCCGTGAACGGGCTGGAAATGGAGACAACGATGACTGAAGGACCAACAAGAGAACAGAAACTTGCTGCCTGCTCACACTACAGTACGAAGGCATTTGAGAATGCTGAGTGGGATTACTCATGCCCTACCCCTCCTGTCTCTACTGCTAAGTGGAAGCCTGAAGACTGGATGAAGTGGGTTGATGGTCAAGGTAGCTGGTTCAGAACAACCACAGATGCCTTCCCTCAGGGACGCTTCGAGGGCATCGTCAACTTCCCTGATGGTGGACAGTTCACTGCACTGTACAAGTTCAGGTTCGATGCCTGCCTCAATAACATGGTACGCAAGTATCCAAATGCTTCTGAGTATGAGGTTGTTGAGCATCCGTCTGATAGGAGATTCAAATGCAAGTTGACTCGGTACAGGTACGAGCTAGTAAAGGTGTACGAGGATGAATAAGATAACTGACGTTGAAGTTGCCCTTGCCTTCAAGAGAATTGAGATCAGTAAACACTTGAGAGAGTTCAAGAGATTACAGAAGGAAGAGCATCCCAAGTGTTCGTATGTGAAGAGGACTGTGCTTCGTCTCAATGAGGAGGCGGTGGCACTGCAAGCATTGATTGACCAAGCTGAAAGGAAAGACAATGAAGAGACCGTACAAAATTAAACCCTACGCTGAGTACCTCAAAGAGAATGATCTCGATGACTCGGGCAGCCCGGACTCTCGTGAGGAAAAACAGATTAGGTACATTGTAAAATCGAAAATGAATCACCTGAAAGATCTATGGGATCAAGGTGAGTATGACTTCGAGGCCATGCTTGAAGAGGCCAAGCTACTTACTGATAGCAAAAATGTAGCAAGACTTAATTTTCACGGTAGCAGGCTGAGGGCCTTCGCAGAGAGGGTTGAGTTCCTCACCCAGCAACTCGTTGACATCGGTAACTGAAAGGAAAGACAATGACTGAATCTGTAGAACTTAATCTAATGTATAACCTCCTGTCCAAGGGGGACTTTGTTACTGTAAACTTTGGTGACTGTGTGTGTTCCGACAGATCTCGGACTCTCATGGTTACAAGCGGTGCCCGTACTGTGAAATGTTCATGGGCTAAGGGTGGCCGCATCAGCAGGATTATCCTGAAGAATCCCGACAATCTTGGGGGTGTGAGGTACACACTCCGTAATGATGATGGTAAGGTATCTCTTTCCCTTGGAGATATGGCTACCCGTCTTAATAGTATTGAATATTGCAAGGGTAATAACTGAGTTCTTAATTGAAAGGAAGACTCAAATGGTTTCAACTATTCCCGTTCCGACTAATAACGTCATGGGTTCATGGGGTAAGGCATACACTACCGAGCAGGTCAGTCGCCTTGCACCTCCCCCGGTCACCGATACTCACAAGCCTAGAGATCACCACCGTCTGTTCGACATGGTGTCCAATGCCCTTGGTCGTGCTGACTTTGAACACTCAGAGCCAATGCACTACGTGGGCAACGGCAAGGTCAATGGTCAAGAAGCACCCGCCAAGTTCATGACCGTGATGAATATCAGGCACAACTCAGTCACTGATGATGTTGGTGGCATGACTATGAATCGTCAGGTGTTCATTCAGAACAGCTACGACAAGTCCATGTCCATCCAGTTGATCACTGGTATCGAGGTGTGTATCTGTTCCAATGGTCTCACATTCGGTCAGGTCGAGGGTACTATTCGACGTAAGCAGACCAAGAATGTTGAGGATGATATCTACAAGATTGTCTATGGTGGTGTGGATCAGTTGCTTGGTCAGTTCCAGTCTCAGGAGGAGCAAGTCCAGTCGCTCCAGAATACTGAGATGACCAACCGCATGGCTGACCACATCATCATGGACAGTATGAGGGCTGGTGTAATCAACCCTGCCGGTGTCAAAGATGTGTGGGATAAGTGGGACAATCCCAACTACAGTGAGTACAAGGAACGCAATGCGTGGTCCCTTGTCAACGCATTCACTGAGCGCGGCAGAGGTCGCAGCATCTTCCAACGCCACGGGAGCAACAACAGATTGCTCGAAATTGTCAAGGATTATGCACCGGAAGCAGCACCCAAGACAATCACATCAGGGTATGATGATGACGTTGATCAGGTGAAGACTGTCTCCTCCGACTTCTGATCAATCAAATCTCTACATCTCCCTTTCAGTTGGCCCCCGTATCGGTAACCCCCTCCGATGCGGGGGCTTTAATTACATAAGGAAACAACAATGAATCCCGATAAAGTTATGGAAAGAATGTTGAATGCATTCAAGCGTGAGCAGGTTATGAGGAGGAAGGCCCGAGCCTTCGCTGAGTCATGGAGAGAAATGTCTAGCACTCAGTTCGCTGAGTGGATTGCAATTGCACTCGACCGCGATGATGATCTTGATGAGTTCCTTGAACTGATGACTCATGCGATTGACAGGGTGAGGAACCAATCCCACTGAGTGGTAAACTTTCCTGTTGTTATTTGAAAATGTGTTTGTTAGAAACCCACTATATTTAGAGGGGACACCAACAACATGGTCAAAGAGATACGTGAATTTGTAACTCTGCTTGGTAAGCGTTTCAGAACTAGACCTGAGCTAAGAGACATCAGACTAAGGGTAATCATTATTGTGTTATGCAGTTATGATGAACCGTTGTCTCATGCTTGTATCACTGAACTGCTTTCAACAACAGACAAGACTTCAAGGAGGCTTCGTTCAATACTTGTGGATACAGGTTATGCAACCGAGTCATTTAATAACAGAGAGATAATGCTTTCGCCAACACAGAAAGCGAGGGACCTTGTCATCGAGAAATAAATCTTTCAAAAGACTCAGGACTCTGGTAGAATCTATCATCGTTAATGAATTGGAGGTAGATATGACTATCCGTGTGAGAGGTACATCGTTCCAAGTGGACTTTGTACATGGGGGAGTGCGCTATCGTCGCAACAAACCCACGATGCAGGAGGCTAAGGACTGTGAGATACAGGCCAAGGCCAACCTGTTGCAGGGACTTGATCCCTTCCCTGATGAGACTCCTAAGGAGGAGACAAAGCAGGGTAAATGTTTTGGTGAGGTATCCCAACAAGTGTATGACCTAGTGTGGTCTAAGCAGAAGGATGCTCGCAACGCTAAGAACAGGATGATGCAAGTCAGGAATGACTTAGGTGATGAGACGTTGTTGTCGTCAATCACCACCGACATTCTTGATGAGTACACCATCCAGCTTGAACGCTCTGGTAATTCTCCGGGCACCATCAACAGGAAGCTATCCGTTGTTTCCAAGGTACTCAAGCATTCTTATCGTCGTGAGGATCTGGATCGTTTGCCATACATCCCTCGTCAGGGTGAGCCACCATCTAGGTTCAGGTGGTACACCGAAGAGGAACAGAGGTTGATCCTTGAGGCATGCAAGCTCAACAACAACCCCGAGTTCTTCAGGCTGATTGTCATCCTGTTTGATACCGGGATGCGTATCAGTGAGGCTCTTGGTCTTACTCGTGACAACATCTTGTTCGATGAGAAGTTGATTGTTCTTCATGAGGGTGAGACCAAGAACGATGGAGCTAGGTCAATACCCATGACCACCCGTGTCCACCGTCTACTCAGTCAGGTGGATACAAACAACTGGTTCTTCAGTATGAACTATGATGCAGCCTGTAAGGAATGGCATGGAGTTCGAGCAAGGATCGGTATGGGTAAGGGCGACATCCTCCATGCCATGAGGCATACCTTCTGCTCTCGTCTAAGTCAGAATGGTACTGACCTCAGGACAATACAGGAGTTGGCAGGTCACAAAGACCTTTCAACTACACAGAGGTACACCCACCTCAATACTCGCAAGCTCAAGGTTGACATCGAGAAGCTGGAGGCTTGCACTAACATTGAAGATTTGATACCGTGTGACACGGAGCGTGACACGAGGGCCAAAGGGACTGGCCTGAGTTGAACTGTATAACTTAATCTTTATCTCCGGAGGGATGGCAGAGCGGTAATGCAGCGGATTGCTAATCCGTATATCCCCCGGAGAAAACCTTAGATTAGCTATACAATTATGCGTCTTGTGACACGGATCGTGACAGGAGCAGCAGTTGAAGCAATCAGACTTAGAACAAGAAATGCTGGAACGTGGGCGAGAGAGATATCGCTCTAAGGTATCTCGTGCCACTGAGTTAGGTATCGAGTCCACTCACCCAGCCGGACAACAACTATTACAACACAGCGTTGTTGTCCTGACTGAACACTTCGAGGATTGGATCCACCATGCTCGGACTTCATCAGGACGGCAGCACCGTGTCCTTCCTCTCATTGAACAGGTGTCTCCTAAGGTAGCGGCAGCACTGACTGCTCGTGCCACCCTTGACTGCATCTCGCAGGGCAGGAAGCTCAACACCACAGCAGCAACCATCGGTGGTCTCATTGAAGATGAGGCTAAGTATGTACTGCTTAAGGATCAGTACACTGAACTATGGGCACAGATGAACCGTGTACTTGACCGATACAAGTCAGCAAAAAACAAGGCTAAGTTCATCAACAAGACACTCAAGTTCCACGACATCGTCATGCCCCGCTGGACAACAGACGAGCGAATACGTGTCGGTGTTGTCTGTCTTGAGTTGATGCGGCAGTCAACAGGATTGATTGAGATTGTTGCTCGCAAAGATCAGCATGGTAAATCCCTTCAATGGGTGCAGCCCTCAGATGATCTACGTGAATGGTTCAAGGGTGCCCACGCTCACTTGGAGATGCTGAACCCAGTACAGCTTCCGATGTGTGAGACCCCCATGCCTTGGACGAATGTGTTCATCGGTGGTTACCAATCTGATGTCATCAGGAGGCGACCCCTGCTCAAGACAACGGACAAGACTCACCTTGATACAGCAGCAGTTGCTGACATGCCAAAGGTTTACCGGGCCATCAATGCACTGCAATCAACCCCATTCAAGATCAATGACTTTGTCATGAATACGATGGAACATTGCTGGACCCGTGGACTTGAGGTTGATGGCCTTGTCACCTCTGATGATGAGCCGTTGCCCGCCAAGCCTCACGACATCAAGACCAACGCTGAGTCACGTAAAGCATGGAGACGCAGGGCTGCCCGTCAGCACTTCGAGAATGAGCGCAAGCAATCCAAGAGGCTTCATGCTCTACGAGTGTTGAGTCTGGGTAAGAAGTTCTCAGGACAGACAATCTTTCAGCCAATGAACTTAGACTTCAGAGGTCGTGGGTACTATCAGCCACACTTCCTCAACCCTCAAGGTCCGTCCTTCGTCAAGTCATGCTTCCTGTTCCACAACCCGCAACGAATGAATGACAGTGGCGTGAAGTGGCTGCACATCCACATTGCTAATTGCTTCGGCAATGACAAGCTGTCGTATCAGGATAGGATCAAGTGGACTGAACAGAACAAGAAGATGATCCTGAGTGTTGGCAAGGATCCGATTGGCAACATGGAATGGACCAAGGCAGATGATCCTTGGTTGTTCTTGGCTGCGTGTAATGAGTTCTACAAGATGTCAACGACATCAAACTTCTACACTCACCTGCCTATTGGAATTGATGCCACCAACCAAGGCTTGCAGATATACGCCATTGTTCTGCGAGATATCGAGAGCGCATTGGCGACCAACTGCCTACCTTGCGAGCTTCCTAACGACATCTATCAGCAAGTATGTAATCAGGTATACAAGCTGATAGAGAATGACAGCAGCGAATATGCAAGGGGGTGGCGTAAGTTTGGACTCACCCGGAAGACTACCAAGCGCAGCACCATGACCCTTCCGTATGGCTCAACGTTCTTTGCATGTAAGCAGTACACTGCTGAGTGGTTCTATAGTGAGGTTGCTAAGGGTAGAGAGAACCCCTTCGGTGAAGAGACCTATACTCCCTGCAACTGGTTGGCTGAAAGAATATGGGAAGCAATCAGCATGTCCGTCCGGGCAGCTCGACAGGGAATGGACTGGCTCCAGTCTGTTGCTGCGGTGTGCATCGACAACGGTGTTGTTCCTCAGTGGACCACACCTCTTGGTCTTCCTGTGAGAATGCACTACGAGAAGCAGGCACATCTTAACATCAAGACCAACGTGTTCGGTGTGATTAGGCAGACAAGAATTCGCAAGGATAGTGGTGACCCCTCCAAGAGAAAGTCAGTCAACTCAATGGCTCCCAACTGGGTACATAGTCATGATGGTGTTGGTGGTCTACTTGGTGAGTCAGTGAACCTTGCACTTGATCACGGTGTTCATGACTTCATGGCTATACATGATGACTATGAAACACATGCACCGCACGTTGCCACCATGTCAGCGGCAGCAAGACAAGCAACAGTCAACATATTTTCAGGAAATGCATTGGCAGATACTCACCGTGAGATATCTGTTTTGTTACCATCTGGGGTGGACCTACCAGAGCCACCACCTCAGGGCGATCTAGATGTATCGCAAGTTCTAAAGGCTCAGTATTACTTCTCATGAAAGGGCTATAACAATGGCACAGAAAAACTACACAACTCCACAGGGCACAGCAGTGTGGCCCAAGATCTCCAAGCCAGAGACTAAGTTTGACGCTGAAGGTGTCTACGAAACTCAGCTTCAACTTGGTGCTGAAGAGGGTGCGATCTTCCTGTCGAAGGTGGAAAAGCATCTCGAAGAATGGCATGACTCTGAACAGAAGAGACTCGGCAAGAACATTCAGAAGTATGCACTTCCTCACAAGAAGGACATGACCCAAGATGGTGAAGAGACTGGTAATCATCTCTTCAAGTTCAAGCTCAAGGCCATGGCTGGTAAGCCCGGTAACAAGTGGGAACAGAAGCCGAAGATCTTTGACAGCACCGGCAACCCCATCAAGCCTGAGGATATTTCAATCGGCAGTGGAAGCAAGATCCGCATCGGGTTCAGCATCCACAACTGGTATAGCCCCTCACTGGGATGTGGATTGTCACTTCAGTTGAAGAGCGTTGTCGTTGATGACCTCGTTGAGTTTGGTGGAGACTCCTTCGACAGCTTTGGCTTCGACAAGAGTGAGGGTGGATTTGTCCACAACACAGGTGATGAAAGTCCAGTAGGTGAAACGTTTGACCAAGGTAAGAGCGACTTTTAAGTACACTCTCCCGGTAGTGCCTGTCCCTGCCTCACGACCTAGAGTAACGAGGCGGGGACATGTTTACTACGGTAAGAACTACAGCAAGTTCCGCGCTGAGGCGGCAGCAATACTAGGCCAATGGGACGCGCCCTGTATGCTGCCCCTCACCGGGACGCTGCACCTTGATGTGACTTTTTACTGTCCTCGACCCAAGACAACCAAGAGGCTGTCACCACGAGGGGACATTGATAATTTCCAGAAGACACTTGATGTCTTCAACGAGATCTTGTGGAGAGATGATGACCAAATAGTTTCTGTACTCGCCAAGAAGGAGTACAGCGATCAACCAAGAATTGAACTGGAGGTAACTGAATATGGCTGAGTTCGTTAGACACGAGCCATGTGAGAGATGTGGAAGCAGCGACAACCTAGCTGTGTATGCAGATGATTCAACTTATTGTTTTACTCCGGGCTGCACAAACCGGAGTAAAGGAGATGGTTCCTATGTGCAAAAGGAGACAACTAAAATGGATATGATTGATGTTGATTACATCCCGTTGACTAAGCGGGGCATCAAGATTGAGACCTGTAAGAAGTGGGGATATGGTTCTTCCACTCACAACAACCAGCCTGTACAGGTGGCGAACTACCGTGACAACAAGGGCATCCTCAAAGCCCAGAAGATCCGCACTGCCAACAAGTCTTTCCGCTGGCTCGGTGACTCAAAGGCAGTGAACCTGTTTGGTGAACACCTCTGGGAAACCAATGGTAAACGAGTGATTATATGTGAGGGTGAGATCGACGCACTTAGCGTCAGTCAGATCCTCGACAACAAGTGGCCTGTCGTGTCCATCCCCAACGGTGCATCCTCTGCACCTAAGGCAATCACCAAGAGCCTTGAGTGGCTTGAGACATTTGAAGAGGTTGTTCTCTGCTTCGACCAAGACGATGCGGGGCGTGCAGCAGCCAATGCCTGTGCCCCCTTGATCACTCCCGGTAAGTGCAAGATTGTGCATGGCCTGCCTGAGAAGGATCCGAATGACTGCATCATCAAGGGCAAGCACAAGGAACTGAACCAAGCTCTCTGGGAAGCTAAGACCTTCCGACCTGATGGTGTTGTTGCAGGCAATGAACTGTGGGACCACATCAACAAGCAGGATACTGGCTGGTGTGTTGAGTATCCTTGGCAGGGCTTCAACGACAACCTCCTCGGTATGCGTGGCGGTGAACTTGTGACCCTTACCGCAGGTACAGGTATCGGTAAGTCATCGGTCTGCCGTGAGCTTGCCTACCAGCTTGTCCTTGATGGTCACAAGGTTGGCTACATTGCGCTTGAGGAGTCAGTCAAGAAGACTGCTGAATGCTTGATGGCTCTGCACCTAAACATCCCTTACACCAAGCTAGACGAGGTTCCTGATGAGAAACGCAAGGAAGCATTCGACGAAGTATTGGGTGAGGGTAACCTCGTCCTCTATGACCACTGGGGTAGTCAAGATCCTGCCCGTCTCCTTGGTCAGGTCAGATACATGTGCAAGGCATTGGGTTGTAAGTTCATCTTCCTTGATCACCTGAGTATTCTGGTCAGTGCCCTTGAAGAGGGTGATGAGCGGCGGATGATTGACAACACAATGACGAAGCTCCGCGCATTGGTGGAGGAGACCGATGCTCACTGTGTACTTGTTTCGCACCTCAAGCGTCCTGATGGACGTGGTCATGAGGAAGGTGCAGCCACCTCACTCAGTCAGTTGCGAGGCTCACATGCAATCGCTCAACTGTCCGATGCTGTGATCGGATGTGAAAGAAATCAGCAAGATAATCTGGAGGCTCGGAACACAACTATCCGAGTATTGAAGAACAGGTTCGCAGGAACCACGGGGATCTGCTCCACTCTGGAGTTCAACCCCACAACTGGAAGACTTAACGAATACACCAGCCCCTTTGAACCGGGCAACTGAGAGGAGAATTAAATTGTACCAGCTAGTATTTGATATTGAGACCAACGCCATCATGGATTGGTCAGAGCTTAGTGACCTAGAAGTCATTCATTGCATCGCCATCTGTGATGTATCCAAACCCGATGTTGTTGATGTCTACTCAGACAGCTATGGCAGTGGGTGGCAGATCTCGGATGCCATGCACCGACTCAGTCTGGCGGACAGATTGATCGGCCACAACATCGACAAGTTTGATATCCCTGCGTTGAAGAAGATGTATCCAGACATCTCTCTGAGTAACTGTGCCTCCGTTGACACCACCCTTGCTGGAAAGATTATGCAGCCCGATGCTCTACGCATTGACTTCCAGAATGGTGACATGCCTAAGAAGCTGCGTGGTCGTTACTCCCTTGAGGCATGGGGTCACAGGCTCGGACTCATGAAGGGTGACTTCGGTAAGCAGACTGATTGGTCTGAGTTCACTGATGAGATGGCTGAGTATTGCCGTCAGGATGTGAAGGTCAACCTCGCCCTGTGGAATAAGATCTCCATTGACTTCAAGCCTGATGTCTATGCAGTTGAACGTGACTTCAGGGACATCCTGATTGAGCAAGAAGCCAACGGTGTCGTGTTTGATGAAGATGCTGCATACAAGCTGCACTCAGAATTGATTGGTGAGAAGGTTACTCTTGAGTCTAAACTTCAGGAGATCTTCCCCCCTCAAGACGAGCCAATGAAGACCCCACAGTATTACATTGATCCTGTCACAGAAGATAAGTACCCCCGCAAGAAGGATGCTCCTCACCTTGTACAGAAGCGTCTCAAGGCTGGACCCCTGCGCCGTAGAGTGGTGCCCTTCAACCCCGGCAGCAGGCTCCAGATCGCCAACGCTCTCATCAAGATGTATGGGTGGAAACCTACCGAGCTGACGGGTGATGGCAGACCCAAGGTAGATGAGTCAGTATTGTCCTCTCTGCCCTACCCAGAAGCCAAGGTATTGTCTAGGTATCTCACCATTGGTAAGCGCATTGGACAGCTCAGTGAGGGCCGTGAGTCGTGGCTCAGAGCTTCTAGGGGTGGACGTATTCATGGCTATGTGAACACCCTTGGAACGGTGTCATCGCGCTGCGCTCACTCCAGACCAAACCTTGCTCAGGTTCCTGCTATCGGATCACTCTGGGGTAAGGAATGTCGTGAACTGTTCAAGCCCTCTCCCGGCATGGTGATGGTTGGTTGTGACATGTCTGGACTTGAGTTGAGATGTCTTGCTCATTACTTGGCTCGATGGGATGGTGGCGAGTACATCAAGATCCTGTTGGAAGGTGACATCCATCAATTCAATGCAGACAAGATGGGCATTGAACGTGGACCCGGAAAGGGTGTGATGTATGCAACCCTCTATGGGGCTGGTGATGTGCTGGTTGGTAAGCTCGTTGGTGGTGGCCGCCGTGAAGGGCGAACTATGAGGACCATGCTTGAGGATGGTATTCCTGCACTCAAGAAGCTGAAGCAAGCAATCGCCAACAGACTCAAGACTCAAGATTGGCTGCCTGCTATTGATGGTAGGAAGTTACCAATTAGGTCCGAGCATTCTGCACTCAACCTACTTCTCCAGTCAGCAGGCAGTATACTGATGAAGAGATCTACCATTATCATGGATGGTTACATCAAACAAAACGGACTATCAGCTAACCAGATCATGCACGTTCATGACGAGGTACAGTTTGAAGCATTAGAAAGTGAGGCCGAACATGTCGGAAGGATTGCGGTACAGGCAATGCAAGAGGCTGGCAAGCCTTACGAGTTCAGATGCCCCCTCGATGGAGAGTACAAGATTGGAGCCAACTGGGCCGAAACCCACTGAGGTGGCTTGGCTCGCTGGCATAGTCGATGGAGAAGGGTATGTGTGTTATCGCAAGACACCCACAGTTCAGGTGGAAACTGTGACCCCCGAGCTTGCGTACATACCTGCCTCCATCTTCGGCGGCAGCGTCACCACTCAACAGCGTAGGAACGCATCCGTCTTTAGATGGAGTGTTTATGGGGACAACGCCATCAATGTACTGAGGCAGTTGATCCCTTATCTACAATATAAGAAAGCACAGGCTGTCATTGTGCTTAACTCAGGCCGATACCCACCTAAGTCAGCCATGAGAAAGTCCCACCACAGCCGACTTAACCAGCTTAGAAAGAAGAGATATGATGGAGCCACTTGAATATGTACCAACTTCTTCACTATTGAAGGAACTAAGGAAGAGACATGACACCATGGTCTTCCTGTCAGCAAGCAACAGAACGCACAATGTCGAGGATGTGACAGTTGCGTTTGAGGGGCCTTTCCACTCAGTGTTGGGTCTTGTCGAACTAGGTAAATGTGCAGTAATGAATGGAATCAGCAATGACGAAGACAGCTTTAGTGATTGATGGCGACATCTTCCTTTGGGAATGTTGTCTCTCAGCAGAACAAGCGTTTGATTGGGGTGATGATCTATGGACCCTGCACTCAGATGCTCAGGAAGTACGACTCAAACTAGACATCGCCTTTGCCTCTCTGAAGGAGAAGCTCAACGCCACCACCATGGCAATCGCACTGAGTGGACCCACTAACTGGCGAAAGGAAGTTCTCCCTACATACAAGGCGAACCGCAAGAAGACACGCAAGCCGGTGGCATTCTTCGCCATGAAGGAGTATGTACGAGAGACCTATCACACATTCGAGATCCCCACCCTTGAGGCTGACGATGTGTGTGGCCTGCTTATGGGACGACAGCTATGGAAGACTAAGTTTGAACGGGTGATTGTCACTGCTGATAAAGACCTGCTACAGATCCCCGGTCTCCACTACAACCCCAACAAGCCCCATGAGGGTATCTCCGAAGTGACCCCTGAAGATGGTACGTATAACTTTATGTACCAAGCACTTACGGGTGACGCTGTTGATGGCTACTCAGGCTGTCCCGGTGTTGGGCCTAAGACTGCTGAACGTAAGCTCAAGCAGGCTGACCCCAAGGACTACTGGGATCTTGTCCTTGAAGCCTATGAGGATGCGGGACTCACCTACGAGGACGCCCTACAACAGGCACGGGTTGCTAAGATCCTGACAACCAAAGACTACAATTTCCAGACAAATGAGGTAATACTATGGGAACCAAAATGAACCGCGATCAACTACTGAGGGTCCACCGCCGTCTCTGTGAGAAAGCAGTGAGCCTGATGGAGAAGAAAAACCACGATTACAGTGGGGGGAAGGCGGCTGAAGACCCCTTCCTTAACTTCACTCGTGTAGAGAAACTAGGGATTACAGACACTAAGAGGGGTTTTATGGTGAGACTCACCGATAAGATCTCCCGTCTGATCACCTTCATTGACACTGGTGTGTACAAAGTTCCCGACGAAAAACTGGAAGATACGGTACTTGATCTAATCAATTATTCGATCCTGTTGTATGCATACGTCCAAACAGAGACAGGAAAGGATGAGTATGAGGAAAATTCCAACGATTGATAAGTCCCTTATTGAAGCACTTAATGAGCGAGTTCCAGAGAGATGTCCTGACCCTAGCTGGTCTGACCGTGAGATCTGGATATATGCAGGCAAGAGGGAGCTTGTCAAACTACTCATCAATGAGTTTACCCTTCAACAAGATAACCTAGTAAAGGAGCTGTGATATGTGCATTGGCGGATCACCTAATCTACCCCCTCCACCACCGGCTGTAGCACCACCGGCACCCCCAGCACCTATTGTCGTTGCTCCCCCACCAACACTACCCCAGATGCCTGCTCTACAGAATGAGCAGTCCCGTCCTGATAATCCCACCCGTAAAAGGCGTGGCACTCAGCGGCGTGGTAAATCCATGTTGAAGATCCCCCTCAATACATCAGGCGGAGGTCTCAACATTTAATGGAAACTCTCAAGAACACCTACCTTAAATGCTCTGGTGAGCGCAACAACTACCTCGACAGGGGTAGGGATGCCAGTGCATTGACTATTCCCACGATCCTCCCAGAGGAGGGTAAGACTGCAAGCCGCCGCTATGGAACCCCTTACCAAAGCATAGGCGCACGGGGTGTCAACAACTTGGCATCCGCCCTCCTCCTCTCACTCCTGCCTCCGAACGCACCCTTCTTCCGACTTCAGTTGGATGAGGAGACCGAACGGGAGCTGGAAACTCTTGATACCAATATCATTACTGAAGTTGAGGACTCTCTCGCAAGTATTGAGCGATCAATGATGGATGAGATTGAGCGATCTGGTGTACGTACCGGACTATTTGATGCTGTCCGCCACCTGATCGTCACAGGGAATGCCTTGCTGTATTTCCCTGACGGCGGCAATATGCGTGTGGTACACCTCGATCGTTACGTTGTTAAGAGATGCCCCCTCGGCCATGTGAGGACAGTGGTCCTTATGGAGAGCGTATCTCCCTCAATGCTCCCTGAGGAAGTACGCCCCGCCGTGGGGGATGAAACTTCTTATGAGGATCACATCGACCTCTACACCGGGATGTTCACTCGCAACGATGGCAAGGTTGAAGTATTTCAGGAAGTCAATGGCATGGAGATCGAAGGATCTCGCCGTGTCATGGACGCTGATGATGCTCCCTTCATCCCACTGAGGATGTCCAGAGTTGATGGTGAGAACTATGGCCGTGGCTATGTTGAACAGTACATGGGCGACCTGCAATCCCTCGAAGGCTTGACTAAGGCCATTGTTGAGGGCAGTGCAGCGGCAGCCAAGATCCTATTCTTGGTCAACCCCAACGGTACAACTAGGGCACGTACCCTCAGTGAGTCCCCCAATGGTGCTATTAGAGAAGGATCAGCTAATGATGTCAGTGTACTTCAATCTGGTAAAGCGGCGGATTTCTCTGTCGCACTCAGTACGATGCGTGACATTCAAGAACGTCTCGCATACGCATTTCTGCTGGTTGAAGGATCAATACGTAATGCAGATCGAGTCACAGCAGAAGAAGTGAGGCTGGTCACCCAAGCCGTTGAACGACAGCTAGGTGGCATCTACAGCATCCTCAGCCGTGAACTCAGTTTGCCGATGGTGAACTTGGTTATGAACAAAATGAAGTCTGAAGGATCCCTTCCAAAGATCCCTCAAGACAAGATTAAACCAGTGATCATTACAGGTATTGAAGCCCTCGGGCGAGGAAATGACCTCAACCGACTTGATACATACTTAGCAGGAATCGGACAGATCCTTGGTCCCGAGGTGCTTCAAACCTACGTTGATGTCAGTGAATATCTAAAGCGTAGGGCCATGGCACTCGGCATAGATACCAAGGGTCTGGTACGATCAAACGAAGAACTGGCCGAAATGCAGCAACAGCAGCAGGCCGCACAGCAACAACAAGTGATGGCACAACAAATGGCTCCACAAATGATGGAGCAAGCGACTCAAGGAGAATAAATGTCTGACTATCAAAGTATTGAAATCAAGGGAGAACAGACTCCCGCAATGAACCCAGAACAGGCTGCAAGTATTGAGCAGGAAGCCACGCCGGAAGTCACGACCCCAGAAGCTGCCCCTCAACGACCCGAGTGGCTACCTGAGAAGTTCGAGACACCGGAAGCAATGGCCTTTGCGTATAAGCAGCTCGAACAAGAGTTCTCAAAAGCAAGCTCTCCAGCTCCTGAAAATGAAACAGAAGCAGGGGGAATTGACCCCGGCACCTTTGCTGCCCTTGCAGAAGAGTTTGACGAGACAGGTGATGTATCAGAGATCTCTCGCCAGAAGCTGGCAGAGACTGGCATCCCGCGTGAGTTCATTGATGAATATGTTCAGGGCCAGCAGCAGATGGCTCAATCATCTATTGTTGAGGTTTATAAGTCAGTAGGTGGTGAAGAGCAGTACAAGCAGATGCTTAACTGGGCCGTTGAACAGCTCAGTGATGGCGAGATTGACCTGTTCAATGACATGGTTGCAGGCTCAAAAGAAGAAATGATGATGGCAGTCAACGGTCTCCACGCCCGCTATGTTCAGTCGGGACAGGTAGCCCCTAAGACCCCCCTCGTGCAGGGCGAGACACCGACTTCGGGCAACAACAGCTCGGTCTTCCAGTCACGCGCACAGGTTGTTGAAGCCATGAAAGACGAACGGTACAGGAAAGATCCTGCTTATCGAGAAGAGGTCTACCGTAGGCTTCAGAACTCAAACGCAATCTAAGGAGATTCTAAAATGGAAAATAAACCCGGTGTTAAAACAACGGAATTCTGGCTCAGTGCCGCTGCCGCAATGGTTGGCGCACTTGTTGCCGCTGACGTGATCCCCACTGAGGGACCGTGGCTACAGGTCGTTGGACTTGTGTCTGCTGCCCTTGTTGCTCTGGGATACACAGGAGCGCGGCTCAACCTCAAGAACAAAGAGGCTGAAGCTGCTCAGTATGAGGCTGAGTCTGAATAATTAGAATGGATCTATATGTATGCAGCTATATCAGCAATCATCATTGCGATCCTTACTCCATTCGTGGAGATGCTACGTGAACACAAAACGACTGCTACTGACGTTGCCCCTAATCCTAAGCGCAGTGCTTGGGATGAACGGGTGCGGAAGTTCAAGAGTCGTATTCGTGGATGAGTCCGATGGGCTTGTTCGCTTAGGCTCCGATGTTCGGGGCCATGTATGGTATTGGAATGGTTCCTCATGGGAACTGTCCTCTAATTCTGTCAAGCTACCCGAAGGGTGGTACGCAGGATCAATCGGTGCTGAAGAAGAACCAGATAACTCTGGCCCTGCTGCGGTGGGACAACCTTAGAATTCTCAACTTACTCAGCCCAGTCAACTACTAACTTTTAATTACAAAGGATCAAAAACATGACAGACGGAAGAATGTTTTTCGACCCGGTTACATCACGACTGGGTTCAAACAACCTTGGAGCAGATGCCAATGCATTGTTCCTGAAGGTTTTCAGTGGAGAGATTCTCCAAGTTTTTGAGGAAGCTAACATGATGCTCCCTCTCACCACCTCACGCAACATCAGCAGCGGCAAGACGGCAACGTTCCCCGTGGTCGGTGTCGCCAGTGCCAAGTACCACACTCCCGGTGAGTCAATCCTGACCGCTGGTAATGATGCTGCTGGCTCAGATGGCTTTGCTGACCAGAGTAAGTACCTGTCTGCTATCAAGCACACTGAACGTACTATCTCGATTGACGGAATGCTTGTCTCAAGTGCATTCATCCACGACATTGATGAAGCCAAGAACCATTGGGATGTCCGAGCTGCCTACAGTACGCAGATTGGCCGCGAGCTTGCTTACACCACGGATAAGGCTCTTATCCGAACCGTGGTTGCAGGTGCCCGAGCGACTGCTGACCGCTTCGGTGGCACGTCCGCTCAGTTCCTTGGTGAAGCAATTAACACCACTGGTGCAAACACCGCGTACACCGCTGAAGAGCTTATTGAGGGTATTGCCTCGATCGCTCAGAAGATGGATGAGAAGAACGTTCCTGCTGAAGGACGTTACTGTATGCTCAACCCAGCTCACTACTACCTGTTGGTGAAGAGTGGCAACGCTGCCATCAACTCCGACTTCGGTGGTATGGGTTCCATCGCTACTGGTGAAGTGGCTCAGATTTCCGGCCTCCGCCTCATGAAGTCGAACCACATCCCATCAGCAAATGAGTCATCGACTCAGGATGGTGTCCTTGGCGACAACCTCATCAACAACGACCTGTTTGGATCGGACACCGGATACTCTGGTGCGAACTTCAGCACGACCGTTGGTGTGGCGTTCCAGACCGAAGGTGTTGGCACTGTCAAGCTCCTCGACCTTGGTGTCGAATCCGAGTATCAGATGGACCGTCTCGGTACGCTGATGATGGCTAAGTACGCAATGGGTCATGGTATCCTGCGCGAAGAATGCTGCTACGAAATCAAGACTGCTTAATTGTAGTCTTTTAAGACCTTGAGTCTCCCTTTCGGGGCGGTCCACCTTCGGGTGGGCCGTCCTATTTTCTTTTAGGAGTAAATATGCCAACAAAAACGACTGAACTAGAAGCTGTCAACACCATCCTTTCCTCGGTTGGTGAACCACCTATCGTCAGCCTCACGGGTACTCAGGGTGCTGATGCAACGATTGCTAGAAACATCCTGACCGAAGTGTCTAGGGAAGTTCAAAGTCAAGGTTGGCATTTCAACACTCTGTATGATCAGAGGTTCTCCCCCAACACCTCTAATGAAATTACTCTTGCTGACGAAGTTCTCCGTGTGGACAACTACTCAGGACGGTCAGGTTCAACCACTATTGGTGGACTCTCTGAAGACCGATCTGTTGTCCAGCGTGGAGACAAGTTGTTTGACAAGACCAACAACACTTTCACATTCACCTCATCAATCCAGATGACTGTTGTCTACCTGTATGAGTTTGAAGAGATGCCTGAGCCTGCTAGACGTTATGTCACCATCAAAGCTGCTCGCATCTTCCAAGACCGTATGGTTGGATCCCAGAAGTCCCACATGTTTACCATGCAGGATGAAATGAGATGCATGTCCACCCTTAAAGAGTTTGAAGGTGATACTGCTGACAGGAGCATCTTCGACAACGATGACGTTTTCAACATCATCAACCGTAGAGGTGCGATGAGAAGGGGTGGTTATTGATGGCGTTGATCAACAACGATATACCAAACCTCATTGGCGGTGTCAGCCAGCAGCCTGACTCAATGCGCCTCATCAACCAGTGCGAAGCACAAGAGAACGCTATCTCTAGTCCTGTAGAAGGACTGATCAAGCGCCCCCCCACAGAACATATTAAAGAACTTATTTCATCCCCTTCATCAGATCTCTTCATTCACCATGTGAACAGAGACAGCAGTGAACAGTATTTCATTGTGTGTGATGGCGGAAATGATGTGAACACCATCAAGGTGTTTGACATGGCAGGTGTTGAGAAGACCATTACCCACGACCCTGAAGGTTCAGCCCCTGAAACGGGGTATGCCTACATGACCACCTCAACCCCCAGCACTTCCTTGAAAGCCGTGACTATTGCCGATGTCACCTTCTTCGTGAACACCGAGAAGACAACAGCAATGGACACTGCGCTGTCAACCTATTCAAGGAACCTCACCGCCCAGCCCAATGAAGCTCTCATTGTGGTCAAGAGATCCCCCGGTGCATTCTCTAAGTGCGAACTGACACTGCGTATGGACGAGGTTGACCTCGGACTTACTGATGGCACTGATGGTGACTTCGGATATGGAGCTGATGCAGCAACAGCACAGGATGCTATATTCACTGCTGATAGGATCAGGCAGCTTTTCCATAATGGCTCCTTCCACACCAAAGACACCGATGGTGATGGAGATGTGGACAGCTCTGATACCGCCGTAACCACAACATCGGATGGAACAGCATCCAACCTGAATGTGGTCTTCATCACAGCCAACAGGGCGTTCAACCTCACTGCATCTGATGGACAAGGCAACACCATCCTTCAGGTGATCAAGGACGAGGTAGAGAACTTCGCTGATCTACCCTCAATCGCCCAGCACAACATGGTCATCAAAGTCATTGGCGACCCTGAAGCTGCCGTTGATGACTACTACGTCAAGTTCCAGACCGATGATGGACTGGATGGACTAGGTAAAGGTAGGTGGCTTGAGACCACAGCGGGTGGCATCAAGAACAGCTTTGACTTTACGACCCTTCCCCACATCCTTGTGCGTAATGCAGATGGATCATTCAAGTTCACGCAGGCTGATGGACAGTTTGATGCCAGCACCAGCTCACCGTTCGGAAACCTTAAGTTCAGTCCAAGATCCGTAGGCGATCTTGTGACAAACCCTCCCCCTACATTCATTGACAGTAAAATCAGTGGCATCGCGTTCTTCAAGAACAGGCTTGTATTCCTGTCTGGTGAGAATGTAATCCTGTCTGAGGTTGGCGAATACTTCAACTTCTTCAGGACAACCACAGCCCAGCTATTGGACTCGGCAGTCATCGACATTGCCGTTGGGGGCACGTCTGTGTCCAACCTAAAGCACGCTGTGCCCTTCTCTAACAGGCTCATCCTGTTCTCCGATACATCACAGTTCAGTCTCCAGAGTGATAGCTTCCTGTCCCCTATGACAGCCTCAATCACCTCACAGACCGAGTTTGAAATCACGCCCCGGACCAAGCCTATTGTTTCAGGGTCAAACCTGTTCTTTGCCTTCCCCCGTGGGTCATTCAATGGTGTCAAGCAGTTCTACAAAGTCAACGAGATTGACATCCAGTTCGATGCTGTTGAGATCTCTGCTCAAGTTCCCAAGTACATTCAAGGCAATATCAAATCATTTGCAGCAACAACGCACGAGAACATGCTTGTGGCTGTCACCGACACTGATGACACCAGCATGTACTGCTTCACCTACTACCAAGGAGGTGATCAGAGACTGGTCGCATCGTGGTCTAAGTTCACATTCGGTGGGAACATATACTCCTCATTCTTCATCGACACTGAGCTATACGTCCTTATCAAGAGAGGTACAAAGCTCTGTCTTGAGAAGATTAAGATGGAAACTGGACTGGTGGATACTGGTGCTGACTATCTAACCACCCTTGACCGCCGGGTGTATAAGGCCACAGGTTCGTATTCAGCCGCCACAGACAAGACAACATGGACAGGGTTTGAGTACACCCCCTCGGCCAACTCACAGATCAGCACCAACGTGGGTCTACAGCTACAGATCACAGACAGGGCAGCAGGTTCAATCAGCGCACGGGGGGACCACTCATCAACACCCGTTTATATTGGTGAGCCATATACGATGCGCTATGAGCTTTCTAAGCCCATCATGAAGACCAATAACTTCCAATCTAATCAGACCATGATTCCTTCAACCAACCAGAACAGGACTCAGATTAGGTACATGACCATCCTGTTCTCTGACACGGCTGTGTTCAACGTCAGGGTCACACCTGAGTACCACCCAGAGAACAGCTATGTGTTCACTGGTCGGCAGCTAGGAGATGGATCAGCGAGCGTGGACAGTATTCCTTCAGTCGATGGGGACTTCCGAGTACCTATCTTTGCTCAAACTGATAGAGTAAAGATTGAACTGATCAACGATACGCCCCTACCAAGCAACTTCCAAGCAGTGCAATTTGAAGTTGAACAGACCTCAAGAAGAATGCGACTTCGGTGAATAAATCAACTTGCTGGGTACGCCACTCAATACTTTCAGATATCACCCGACTTCACCCCCTTCTCCGTCAGGAGGATAGGGAGGAAGTCAGAGCTATCGGCATACGTCCACGTACAGCCCTGATGCAGGGGTATTTGAATGGACCCTGCTTCACTGGCATGTATGAGGACAGCCTACTCTGCATGTACGGAGTAGTTCCTGAAGGAGATAAAGGACGCATCTGGATGCTGTCATCAACGTTGGCAGACAATTACCCCATATCTATATGCCGCATAAGTAGGCGGGAAGTAGACAAACTAAGACTCAATTACAGTGTGTTGTTCAACGTAGTTGATGAGCGGAATGAACTTACGATCAAGTGGCTTACTTGGCTTGGGTTTAGTTTCGGAGCAACACATATAATTGGCAAACATAAACAACCGTTTAAGGAGTTTTCACTATGGCAATAGGTCTTCTACTGGGACTGGGATTGGCAGCAGCCCAATACGGTGCATCCCGAAGCAACGCCTCAAGGCAGAATGCGTATGCCCGTGAACTCCAGATCCAACGCAATGAGCAGTACAGAAGGAATGTCCAATACCAGAAGGACTTGATGGCCTTTTATACCAGTCGGTATGAGCAGACCGCCGTCAACGCTAAAAGCGATGCAGACCAGCAGTTTGCCACTGTGTTTGATGCCATCGGGCAGAGACGTAAACAAGCGTTTGGAACAATCGACCAATACGCCAAGCAGTCAGCAGCGGCATCATCCCGTTTCAGGGTAAGTGATACTGAGACTACTGGTCAGTCCAAGCAGCTCGCCCTTCAGGAGTATGCTGCTGTAGAGGCCCGAGCTTCTGCAATCATCCACGACAACCTTGAGGGTGCCATGAGACAGTCACAGCGTCAACTGAACGCTATCAAGGCGACCACTCAGAACCGAATCAACCAAGCTATGCCCACACCCATGCAGCCTATCTACCCCGGTGATCAGGTTCAGGGCGTGTACCAGCCGGGTGGAATGGACTTGGCCCTTGGACTGGGCAATGCGTTCGCGTCCTCCTACGCAACATCAGCCGCAGGTCTACCGGATAACGTGCCTGCAACCTTTTCTAACGTCATGGAAGGTATGGCCTAATGACACAACTACCCAATTATCAAGTAACAGCTAACCCCATTTCAAACTTTGAAACCTTTGGCGAGGCAGCACCCAGCGCACCAGCCACGGTTGAGGGAATGCTGGCTCCTCCCATTGACACATACACTCCGACCATGCGCCTCCTCGGGCAGCTCTCCAACACCCTCACCAGCTTCTTCAATGAAGAGAAAGTAAAGGAGAATGAGCTGGCCTTTCAGTCCTCTGAAGCATCAGCTATGGAGAAACGTCCAGAGATACTTGCACTGGCTGCTGCCCGTGATGGGAACATGCTCAAGTATGCGGATCTTGTAGATAAAGGATTGATCACACAGGATGAAAACCCTTGGGCTGCTGCTGGAGCTAAACGCGCCCTTGCCAAGATGAATGCTCAACTCATCAGGGACAACCGCAACCAGAACCTGACCAGTGATTTCCGAAACAATGCAGACAATATCAGCTCCGCAGCGGACCCCACCATTGCTGTTGCTACCTACATGTCTTCTCGCACAAACCCCTTGGGACTGAGCGAAGACATCCTTCAAGATCATTATTACATGATCAACTTTGAGCAAGAATTTTCAAGGGTGAGACAACAGACAACCGATGATGTCATCAAACTCAGGAACAGTAAAGAAAGACAGGACATTATCAACTCCATCGGAGCAGAAGTAAATGCTGTGATGGATGATGCGAGTTCTGCCCGTCAGGTTACAGAAGAAATGTTTGGACCTATGAGTCCTAAATTCTTCAAGGAACGTCTTGATGCCATATCTGATGATGAAGACTTCATCAGCCGTCTAGGTGAAGATGGGGTGAGATCCGCAGTAAACATGTTCCTCATTGAACGCGCCGCATTAGGAGATGTGAGTTCTATCTTGACACTTGATAATCGGGATATCAAAGATGCTGATCTCCGATTGAAAGCGGATAAAGTGATTGCTGATTATGATCAAGCAGAAGAAGCATCGGCTGAGAAACGAGCAGTTGAAATATCAACCAACCTTGCTGGAGCAAGAGTTGCCGATATTGTCTTGGATGATGAAGACGAAACTGTTACCACACGAATTTCTGCACTGCTTGCCGATAAGGGACTGAGAGCGGCCCTCGGCAGCAATGGTCTTCGAGACTATGTGGGTGAATATGCGATCCAGCTAGGGTTGCAAGGCAACACCGAATACATGGCTATCTTGAATGCTCCACTCAGTAACGGAACAACACTGCTTGATAGCCCAAAAGTGAAGGCCCTGTATGGCTTGAAGAAGAATGACATTGATCGTGCAACGGCAGAGAAGTTCAACGTGAACACTAAGGCTGCGAATGCAGAGATTTCAAAAGTTGTTGATGCCGCGCTTTTGGAGGCTTTTAGTCACAACCCCCTAGCAACGGATGAGCAGATATTCAACGATGCTAAGGCTGGCGCGGAACAGGCTGACGGTAGGCTCATATTCGACTACAACCCAGCAAGACAAGAACTTAAAATCCTCCAGTATTACTCAGACGGTGAACCTTATTTCAAGACCATCACCACCGATTCAATCAGAAGGACGGCGTTGAAGAACCGATTTGAAGGGCGCAAGAATGAGATAAGAAAGCAGCAATATAAGATTGATCCAGAAAACACTGCGGGTGTTCAGATGGAATCAATAGAGGTTGCTGCTGCCGTTGAAAGCATGAAAAGAGACAATGGCTACATTGATGAAGATCTCAGGAACCGTGTGAAGCGCGGGTTTGATCTTGCAACGGGTGGTGAGACCATTGAGGAAGAAGATCTTCCTGCCATCCAAAGCACGTTGTCACTTTACAGGGCAATGAAAAACAGCGGCAACACTTCGCTGATGTCTGGGTACTTCAGTGGTAAAGGTGAGAATGAATTCTTCTACTTCTTGGATATCCTTGAAAAAGGAAATCAAGGCTCTGGAATGGGTGACCTGCCGCTTGGTTCAGGAAGTCTTCAAGGTGCATTGTCAAAACTCAACACGGTTGGCAACATCGAAACTGGCATATTGGATAGTCAAGCATTCAGAGAGTATGAAGCAGAGCTAGAGACACAGATTAGAGAAGCAGGCTACGACTCTCTTACTGGGAATCTACTATTGCAAATGGGAAGAGTCCGTTACAAGCTCGGCGGTGCAGGTGATCCCTCTGAGGCCGCAAGCGATATTATGAATAACTTTGTGGAATCAGGACAGCACTTCACCTACATCACAACAAATACCAAGTTCAACCCTGATGAGGCACCTGCTCTGTTCGATGGAGTGATTGAAGATCTCCGCATCAGCGTTGGGACACGGCGTGAGGAGCTTCTAAAATCACCCTTGTCCGCTACTGTCAATGAGTTTGTAATTCAGCAGTCAGGTGCTTCAGACAACACTGACGATAAATATATTGAATTCTTGGATAGAGTTAAGTTCATTGGTAAACATGATGGAACATTTATCATTACATCTGGACCTAGCCACTCCTCTCTTGAGAGTTTCAACATTGATCAGTTTAGAGAAGATCAGCTCAACAGAGCTAGTTTGGTTAGACCTGTAACAGGCAGTTCACTCATTAATTTCAAACTTCCTGTAAGCCCTGAAACAAAACTTCCTAGAGATCCTGTGACACTAGAAGAAAAACTCAAATCTGAAATGAGTGAACGCATGTCACGAAGTCTTAATCTTGGACCTGATGGTCAGTATGAGGGACCATAAACATGACACAACTTCCTAGCTACCTCAATGAGTACATTGGTCCTACCCCTACTCCTAAGATGATCGCAGATGCGACTCCTGAGAAGAAAGATGAAGGCACTCCATCCTTCCTAGATGTCTTCTTTAATTCAACAGTCACCGGACCAATTATTGACTGGATGCACAGGCCCAGTGAAGTAGATCCAGATTTCAAGATTACCCCTGATCTCCTGAAACTGCATGCAAGAGACATTCCTGCAAACTTCATTGATGACATCGCTAACTCAGACAGCTTGGAAGAGTTCCTGTATCGCACCACAACGATCAAAGACAAGATGAAGACCCAGCGTCAGCTTTCAGAAATGGGAGCAACAGGCATGGCATACCAGTTTGGTGTTTCACTGCTTGACCCGGTGTTCTTGACTGCTGCTCCTCTGGCAAGCCTTTCTATTGGGACTAAGGCAGTGGGTGCAGGTGTTGTTGCAACAAGAACAGTCAGAGCGCAGGCAGCTATGAGAGGATTTGGAATATCTGCTGCTGTGGATGTTCCTATTGAAGGACTTAGATGGGCAGTGGACCCCTTCACTGATGGCGAAGACTTTGTGATCAACACGTTGGCTTCGGTGGCCCTTGGCACCACATTATCCACTGCTTTCCCGAGGCTTGCTGGTTTCCAGAAAGGATGGAAAGATCAGGTCAAGCTCGAAAAACTCAGGATCGCTGCCGACATTGAGAAGGCAAACGTAGATGAGCTTATTGCAAGGATTGGTCCTGATGGTGCTGAACAGATTATTGCCACTGCTAAAAGAAGAGGAATTGATGTAGAAGGAAAAGAAACTGGGCAGATCTTCAGAGAACTTATTGCTGCGGAAGAGCGGACTGGACCGGGAACCGTTGGTCCTTTCCTTTCAGAAGAAGGCACGGAGAGATATGTAAACGGTCTTTCTAAGAAAGAGTTGTTTGCTGAAGCTAAGGCGCGTGGAATTGAAACCACTAGGAGATCAGCCGATGGCCCCGATGATCAAGCCCTGAATGCTATTGAAGAGCGCATCAGTAAAACAGACGCAACAACCTACAAGCAGATGGTGGATCTCAGGAAGTCAGCGGATGAGCTAGGTATTAAAACGCTGGATGACTCAGGTAAACCAAAAAGCAACGAAGTTATGCGGACTGAAATCCGTGAGCGCGTTGGAGAACTAAGGAAAAAAGGCAGCAGGAAAGTACCTAGAACTGCCAAGGAACTTAGAGAAGAAATCATTAGCTCTAGACGTAAGGACTTTGAGCTGGACAGTCAGTCAGCAACGGCAATCGTTAAGGCCATTGATGACAGCGATGAGTCCATCAAGAATGCCTTGAATGTCCTGAACTTCTCTGTTGAGGACTACGCAAAGGAACTTGCCAAGCGGATTCCTGAAGAAAGCATTTTCTCACGTACTCTGAACTTCCTACCCGGAGCGAAGCCTCTGGCAATCATGGCAAAGAGATCCCAGAATGAGAGGGTCCGCAGCTTCTTCAGTCTCCTTGTTGAAGACCCCACCGGCAGTCCACGCATTGATGTTGAAACCATTGTGTATGCCAACCGTCAGGTAGCTATGGGAAACTTCCAGAAAGCTAGACTGGCTATTCGTAGATCAAACGGACAAAAAGCACTTGAAGAGTTTGACGCAAATGTTGCTGAGGCCATCAGGACAGGGAAAAATCTAGATGGTCTTGAAGGCAAAGCTGTTTCAGAGATAAGAAAGTTCTTCAATGGCCTTGCTGAGTATGCGGAAGAAGCTGGCATTGCTGGATTTAGAGAGTTTGTCAACAACAACTATGTCCCGAGAAGGGCGCTTGGTTCGGCAGTCAGTGCAGCTATTGATAAGTTTGGTGAGGTAGAGGTAAGAAACCTTCTTACTAAAGCACTGACATCAAACAACCCTGACATGAGTTCAGCAAAGGTCAAAGCCATTGTTAATGGGTGGTTCAAGTACGCTGAAGACCCCACTGGTTACGTAAATGCACGGATCAGTCCCAAATCTGAAGCGCACTCTGCCGCAAAGATCTCTTCTATGCGTAGCGTCCTTGAAAAAGAGGGCATTGATCCTGAGGCAATTGAGGAAATACTAGAGTACTTCATTCCTAAATCTAGAGACCCTCACCTTGGCATGACTAACAAAAGAATCAACTTCAACGAAGCTGCTTTCATTGAGGTTGAGGGCAAAGGCATACTCAAATTCTCAGATCTTCTTGAGAACGACATGACTCTGCTGATGGAACAGTATGCAACGCGGCTGCTGGGGTCTGCGGAGCTGACTAAACTTGCAAAGGCTTTGAATATCCCCATCAGTGGCACCGAAGCAACCGTTCCTACCCGTGGTGACATGATCAGGTGGCTGCAAGGTGGCGAGGGCGGCCTAGATGAGAACATGCAGACTGGTTTTGAAGTTGCTTACAACGCAATCATGGGCATGTCTCAGGGTAACTTGAATGATAAGTCACGAAGGGCGCTCAGATTCCTTCAAGATCTAGCCTTCATCCAGTCAATGGGCAATGTAGGTGTGGCTCAGTTGCCTGAATTAGCTAACTCAACCGTCTCAAATGGCCTCAGGGCCACGCTTCAGTCAGTTCCAAGGCTGAGAAAACTACTCAGACAGGCACATAACGGTGAGCTTTCAGACGAAGTCCTTGCTGAACTAGATGCATTTGTCCGCCCCGGTGACATGCTGGATGAGGGTTTCACACGTACTTACAGAATACATGACGATGTAGGCATTGATGAAAACGGAGTTGCAGGAACATCAATGGCGATGACGGGAATGCGGACAGTTGCTTCTGGTGCCCCAGTTACTTTCGGGGGCAGAGGCATCACACTGAACCCACTTGGTATTGGTCCTGCTGATGAACTGCTTAGGAATGGTCACGTTGCTGCCACTCTACAGAACTGGGTCAACTTGGCTTACAAGGTCAAGGATGGCAAGAAGGTAACCAACAGCTTCTGGTCGAAATCTAAAAAGAGATTTGAGTATCTTGGTTTCAGTGAAGAAGAAACCGACGAGATATTGAAAGCCTTGGCAGACCCAAGTGTCACAGTTGTAGAACAGGGACTTCTTGGCAAGAACATTGTCAAACTAAACCTTTCGGCAATGGACGACAGACTTAGAAACAAACTGGTGTTTGCTCTTCGACGAGATGTTGACCGAGTTATTCAGAGGAACAAGGTTGGTAACCTCAGCCCTTGGATGAACTCCCCGATGGCAAATGTATTCCTACAGTTCAGGAAGTTCGCCATCAACGCCACCAACAAGCAGCTCGTGTACAACCTAGACATGATGGATGGTAAGGCACTCGCAACATTCGTATCTACGATTGGTCTTGGAACCATTGGGTACATGATCACTACAGAAATTGGTGCCCGGAAATACAGGGGCAAAGAACTCAGAGAGTACAGAGACAACGCCTATGGAACTAAAGAGTATCTTGGAATCAAAATACCCAACCCCCTAATTGCAGGTGTCATTCGATCAGGACCATCTGGTGCCCTACCAATGGTTCTCAGTCCCCTCACTAAAATGATTGACCCAGAGGAACAAGATCTGTTTAACACATATAGAACAAGTGGATATGGGGTAGGTTTCCTTAACTTAGAAAACACGCCCGTTGGTTCTCTCCTTACAGGAGGAGGAAAGTCACTCATGGAACTTGGTGCCGCAGGTTTGGAAGCTGTTTCAGGAGGAAGAGTAGGCAACAAACTAACTGACAGAGAACTGGCATCCATACTACGTAACGTGCCAATGAGAAACACACTTTTGATGAACAAGGCTCTATTAGAGTTGCAAGAAGCCTTAGATCTACCCGATAAACAACGATAAGGAGCCACCATGGCTAACAGCTTTATTGATGTGGACTACACATCTCCCAGTACAACACTGGCTTTTACAAATAACGACCTTGAATACCTAGAGACAGCCCACATCAAGATTGTGGTTTCAAACGCCACATCAGGTGACTCAGTGACTTTCCTCCAGACGGACAGCACGACCTTCACCATCAGTGTGAGTACGGGTACAACCACAATCAACTTCGCCGCGTGTGTAAGCAGCTTCCCTACAGGTGCCAACAAGATCAGAGTGCAGCGTGTCACGCCTTCTGACAACCTGCTGACAACATTCACCAACTCATCCCTGCTCCGTGCTGAAGACCTCAACGAGAACTCAGATCAGCTTCTCTATGTTCTTCAGGAGCAGATTGACGCGGGTACTGGTTCACTGCCACTGCTTGCCACTGGTCAATATGATGCTGGTACAAACCAGATCATTAATCTGAAAGATGGCAGTGATGAGTCACACGCAGTTTCGTTTGGTCAGCTCTCTGCTCTGGTCTCGAATGCCACAAACTCACCCTCGGTCGCTCAGAACTGGGAGTTCAACATCGGAGCCAGCGGCTCAGGCGGAACTTATGACGGCATTGCAAACACCTCATTTACTTTGAGTCCTGCTCCCTCATCAGCAATCAACGCCACGTTCATTGTTGAGGTTGGTGGAGTCATTCAGCGTCCTGACAGTGACTTTGAAGTCAATGGCAACGTCCTCCGGGTACTCAACCAGAACCTGACCACTTCAACATTCAATGGAGACACGATTGTCATCCAGAACTTTGGACTGGCTAGGACTGTCTATGATTTCCCTGTGACTGGAGAAGCGTCTTCTGCGAGTGAAACTCCCATCACACTCAAGGGTTACACCGGCGGTGATGCCACTGCGCTGTTGAAGCTGAAGGATAGTGGCAACAATGAAAACGCCAGCATCTCTGCGGGCGGTACGGTGAAGGCTAAGGTTATTGAACCAGTCACCAGCGGAACCCTGTCGGTCAGTGCAACAACGCTCACGACTACAGGAGCAATTACTGCCAATGGTAACCTCACTGTTGGTGATGGCTTTGCGGTCACTGAAACCACAGGTGATACTACGGTCAACAAGCTGACCATTAGTGAAACAGATACGTCTGGCTTCACCTCAACCATGGCAATGCCAAAGAGTTATGTTGACTCCAGCGGCGGCTACGCAGGAAACGCTGTGGGCGGCACAGACCACCTGAACACCTACATGACACCCGGTAACTACCGAGGAACTGCCCCTGCTTCACCCGCAAGCTACGGCTACCCCGCATCAATCACTGAAGGAACTGTCTACACTTTGATTGTACTCAGAGCTGGTGGAACGGCCTCAAACGTCATCCATCAAGAGCTGATCTATCGGGCGGCTTCTCAGAAAGAACTTAGGTTTGAGCGCATCCACTCTGCAAACGCCCAGTCGGGTCAGGAAGCAACTGAGTGGGGCGCGTGGAAGAAAGTAATCAACAGTGAGAACTCCCTGAATGACCTTGCTACCGCCAACGGTAACTACAGCATGGGCACTCATAAGCTCACCAACCATGCAACCCCCACCGCCGACACTGACGTAGCGATCAAGAGCTATGTTGATGCAGAGATCGTCACCTTCTCAGGGACATCAGGACAGAAGAAGCTCCTTGCCGCCCACACATTTGACAATGACGCATTCCTCTTATCCGCAGCGGCGGATGAAACTTGGCACACCACATACTCCTCACTTGAGATTGTGTACTCCGGCGTAACAAGCAACTACAGAATTGGTGTAGGTGTCGTCGTGCGAGACGCTGCGGGGGCGTACACGTACCCCACCGGCAAAAAGGTCTCTGGCCTTCTTACAGCAACCACAGGAACGCCTACCACGCAGTATACTTATGCACCTGAGGTTCAGCTCACAAGCCAACAGAGTGAAGGTGCTGGATCAGGAAACACTCTTAATACCGATGGATACGTGGTGCGAGGACCGAATGTCGGCACTGGAAACGTCGAACAACAGGGCCGAGTGAGAATCGACCTCGAACCGGACACGATGATGTTTGATATGAGTGGATACACAAGAAACACCAGTAACGCCAACACAGGTTATTTCGCTACCGGTAAGTACGGAATGGAATGCGACACTGACAAACCAATCAGCCGTCTGTCGTTTGCGTCACACACCGATCACCCCAACAACAACAGAGGAACCATCGCCTCTGGACAAGTCCGCATCTACGGCACACTCAGATAACCCTAACAACAGGAGAATATAAATGCCTACAAAAGTAAGCGCAGCCATGACCACAGGCGTGGTTAAGGACACAGATAAAGCATCGAAGACAGGCGGACTTGTTGCTGAGGGTCAAGTCGTACAGCTCAACTCATCAGGAAAGATCCCCTCATCTTTCACCAGTGGGGGCATCAACCTCGGTGGCACCGGTGCGGCCAACCTATTGGATGATTATGAGGAGGGAACTTTCACCGCTACCGCAGCCCCCGGCACCTCGGGGACAATCACTCTCAATGATGCAATTCTGAGCTATACCAAGATTGGTCAGCTTGTCTTCGTTTCGGGCAGCCTAACTATCAGTGCTTTGAGCAGTCCTGTTGGATCAATCAATATCGGAGCTATTCCTTTCACCGCCTCCGTAGATGCAGTAGCGAATGTAAACATTCAAGCCCCTAGCTCTGGTGATATATCTTTTTCAGGATGGCTGCTTACAAGCCATAACAACATCTTGAAGATCTATGAGAACAGCGGCACCCAACCAGCAAACTCAGCTAACTTGCTACAGACATCATCAACTATCTATATTTCGTTGACATATATAACCGGACAGTGACATGGAATCGAATGATCAAATACTGGTAGCCCTTGGCCGTCTTGAAGGCAAAGTAGATGCTCTCATGACCCGTCAGGCACTTCACGATGAGGACATTCAACGACATGATGTACGTCTCCGACAGCTTGAGCAAGGACGCTCGTGGCTCCTCGGAGCTGCTGCTGTCATTGGCGCACTCGTCTCATTCGTAGCATCTAAGTTAGGAGTTTGATATGGCTAGTCCTAGAAAAGGCAAAGCTAAACTGAAGATTACTGCTTCAGGTAAGCGGGTTTCTTATGGTCAGTCCGGTAGATCCAGTGACGGTGGACCCCGCGTTCGTCCCGGAACATCCAAAGGCGACTCATACTGCGCTCGTTCCCTCGGGATTAAACGAGGTCTTTCTAAGGAAAAGCAGAATGACCCTAACACCCCAAACAACCTGTCTCGTAAGAGATGGAAGTGTAAAGGAGCAAAGAGTACAAAATGACCCCAAAAGAAACTATGAACAATCTGCATGATCTGTTGGCACAAGAACTTACAAACAAGATCAGCTCAGGTGAAGCATCCAGTGCTGAACTGAGTGTCGCCCGTCAGTTCCTGAAGGACAACGGCATTGATGGAACCATTGAGCAGAGTGATCCTCTGGCTAACCTCGCCAAGATCCTGCCCTTCTCTGACAAGGAGGCTGGATAATGTCTAAGAAGAAACTCCAAACACCCAAACCTACCAACCCCTCACTGTGGTCCCGAGCTAAGTCCATGGCTAAAAAGAAGTTCGATGTCTACCCATCAGCCTATGCCAACGGCTGGGCATCTAAGTGGTACAAGTCCAAAGGTGGAGGGTGGAAGTCATGAGCTACAAAGGTGGCCTCCGTAAATGGTTCAAAGAAGACTGGCGTGACATCAAGACAGGTGAATCCTGTGGACGTAAGTCGGCCAAGAATTCAAAGCGTTCATACCCAGCTTGCCGTCCTAAAGCTGTTGCTGACAAGATGACCATCTCTCAGAAGCGTAGTGCATCAAAAAAGAAGACCGGGCCAGACCGGGTAGAATACCCCATCACTGCTTCAGGTAAACGGCGTTTGAAAATCAAGAAATAAGGATCTCACATGGACGCACCGGAAACACTCAAGGACTTCAGGAACTTCCTGTACCTCTGTTGGAAGCACCTGAACCTCCCAGATCCCACCCCGGTGCAATATGACATCGCTGACTTTGTCCAGAATGGACCCAAGCGTCGAGTCATCCAAGCCTTCCGAGGTGTGGGTAAGTCGTGGATCACCTCTGCATATGTGTGTCACCAGCTCCTCCTAGACCCTACAAAGAACATCTTGGTGGTCTCTGCCTCCAAAACACGTTCGGATGATTTCTCGACATTTACCCTCAGGATGATCAACGATATGTCCATATTGGAGCATCTTCGCCCAAGGGACGATCAGAGGAATTCCAAGATAGCTTTTGACGTTGGGCCTGCCCCAGCATCACACGCACCATCCGTGGTGTCCAAAGGTATCTTCTCACAGATCACAGGATCCCGAGCAGACCTGATCATTGCTGATGACGTTGAGAGTTTGAACAACTCAGCTACCCAGACAACCCGAGACAAGCTCCTAGAGACAGTCAAAGAATTCGACGCTGTCCTCAAGCCAGAGGGCCACATCATCTACCTCGGAACCCCACAGACCGAGATGAGTATCTACACCTCCCTGACGGAGCGCGGATACACCACTCGCGTATGGCCCGCTAGGATCCCGTCTGAGGGACAGGAGACTAGAATGGGTTCTACCCTTGCCCCGATGGTTCAAGCCCTTAGAGAGGATCCTACGGCCTCTAGAGGAGATGCTGTTGATCCTGACAGATTCAACAATGAAGACCTGCTGGAACGAGAAGCGTCCTACGGAAGGACCGGGTTTGCCCTCCAGTTCATGCTGGACAGCACACTCAGTGACCTAAGTCGTTACCCACTAAGACTTTCTGATCTGTTGATCATGAACATCAGCGGTGACATAGGGCCTGAGAAGGTCATCTGGGCACCTGATAAGGACAAGGCCATCTCTGACCTACCCTGTGTAGGCATGGCTGGAGATAGGTATTACACCCCATTTGAGGTCTCAAGTAGCTGGCAGAAGTTCACAGGCTCTGTCATGGCGATTGACCCCTCGGGTAGAGGTGCTGACGAGACCAGTTATGCGGTCATCAAGATGCTGAATGGCTACCTGTTCGTCACTGATGCCGGTGGTATTGAGGGCGGATATGAAGAGAAAGCCCTGAAGAAGCTGGCTCAGATCGCCAAGACCGAGAAGGTGAACAAGGTTCTTATTGAAAGTAACTTTGGTGACGGTATGTTCACGGCCCTTCTAACCCCTGTACTGGCAAAGACTTACAAGGTTGGTATCGAGGAAGTCAGGCACAGTACACAGAAGGAAAGGCGCATTATTGACACGCTTGAACCTGTCATGAACCAGCACAAGCTCGTATTCAACCGCAAGGTCATCGAGACGGACTATGACAGTACACGGCATCTAGGGCCAGAGAAGGCTCTCAAGTACCAGTTGTTCTACCAGATGAGCAGGATCACACGGCAGAGAGGCGCACTAGCCCATGATGACCGTTTGGATGTCCTTGCCATGGCTGTGAACTACTGGACAGAGCAGATGGCTCAGGATGCTGACAGGCAGATGGCAACAAGGAAAGATGAACTCTTGAGGAGAGACCTAGAGAACTTTATGGACACTGTTGTCGGTCGTAAACCCCAGCCACGTACATGGTTCTGAATGGGTGAGTATGTGGATATAACGATATCTGGGCCGAAGGTCTCATGAAGACTCAAGTGAAGTCATTATGAGAGCCTCTCAAGTCTCCCTTATGGGGGGTTTGGGGGGCCTCAGGAACTCTAAAGATCTAAGTGAAGCCTTTAACTAGGACAATACTTAGACATTTAATACTTAACATAGGAGAATAGATATGCCTAGAGGTGGTGGAACCCCTGTCAATCAACCCGGTCAAGGTGGAAGCAGTTCTAGCGCTGCTGCTGCCAGAGATGCCGCAGGAAGCCGTAGACGTAACACACGTAACCGCAGGCGTAAGGCCAGTGGCAACGGTAAAGCAATGGAAGAACTTAAGCTCAAAAAGGGATTGAAGTACTGATGAAACCTATGATGATCCATTGGACTGACACGACTGGTCAGGGAGATCAACAGACGTGGTTGTCATCCGGTGAAGTAGCCGAGATGGAGCCATGTGCCATGGTGACTATTGGGTTCCTACTTGTGGATGATGAGGACTTTATTGTCGTTGCCGCCACCAAGAGCATGGACCCAGATGATGATGCATTTGGCAACGTCAACGCTATTCCTAAATGTTGCATTACTGCTGTGAGTTGTCTGTGCTGTGAAAAGCCAGAATCCTGTGCATCAAAGTGCAACGTTGTTGCCGAGGGTGCGGACTGATTTTGGTAAAAAAATCTGACAGGGTTATATTATTGCGGCGCGTCCGATAATCCCCCGTGGCCCCACCACCGAAAACAAACGTTTGTTTATATCAACGATCGTTTACATTGGCACGCCCTATGTCACACGTTTGATT